AAACCAAGTTCAGCAAGCTCTTCCTTCTTCACACCCTTCTTCATAAAATGACGGCGTGTATCGTCACCACGGCCCGTGGCAATACGCATTTTATTGGCAATATCTTCAGCTTTTAAATAAAGGTTTTGATCGTTAACCTTGGTTAGCTTGTGAAGCTTGGTATAAAAACCCACCGTTCCCACCATTATCTTTCTCCGAAGATGTCTATGTCATCAACATTTACCGCGCCACCTTCTGCGTAATCAGTCCCTGCATACTCGTTTAAGTAGTCGATGATGCCTTGTATCTTTTCGTCATCGTACTCTTCGTAAAGCTTTGGGTTCATGACCAGCGAGCCAGTTTTTTCTGAGTATTTAAAAGGTCTTGGCTTTCCGCCGCCCTTGGGATTTGTTATTTGTTGGCTTAAATCTTTAAACGTATCAGGGAACATTATTTCTGGCGGGACGCCTTGTACTAAGCCGCCAAGATACTCTTGGTCTTTCATGGCGGGGAAGGCTTTGTTGTAAGATTTGTGATAAGGCTCGTCAAAAACGCCGCGATTTGGGTCAGCTCTATACATACTAAGCCCAGTAGAGTTTTTAACAGCCTCGTCAAACTCTTGAGCCTTCATTGTCTGGTAAGCATCGTCATAAATAGGGAAGCCAAGCTTTTTCCACCTATCCTTTTTCATCTCTGCTAAAAGATCAATTCTTAATGCGCCAGCGCCTCCTCTGTCAAACCCGCCTTCACCTAATATTTGATTAAAAACATCAGGGCTATCTAGGCCAACCCATTGAGGTCTTGGCTTAACCGTTTTCGTACCCTCTCGTATTACTTTATCAAACGCGGCTAGGTCTGCTTTAGGTATCCTTATCGCTGGTATCTGAGCAATCATCATTTCTAGCGTTGGACTGGTGAAGTCCATAGATTCAGCGCCCATTGCGCTAAATATCCCAATAGGGTCTTTGCCCGTCTTTTCAGCAGCTAAAATAATGTTGCCTTGCTTCTTGGTGGCAATGCCTTCCATAGAAGACCAACCTTTCTCCGCGCCTTCGCTGTCTGCTGTAAATTGAAACCCGCCTTCTGGTATAACTCTGCGGGATAATGGCACTCCGCGAACAGATAATATGCCAGCATCTTCTGGGTAGGGCTGGCTAGTAGGGTTTTTTATTCTGGCGCTCATATCTCCAACGACAGGAACCCCAACATAATCTTTCAAAACTTCTGGGTTTATTATCTTTCTTTCAGCAAGAGGCTGTCTTTCTACTTTGCTGCCAAGCCGAAAAAGCTCGCGGCGAAAAACTGCTGGTGGCCCTTTTACTATGCTTCTTTCGTAAGCGTTTGCCCTATCACGGTTCAGTTTTTCTGTGACGGGCTTGCCTGTGGCTTCATCAAAAGAGCCAATTGGCGGTTGTTCCTCAATAAACTGCTGCTTTAAAAGCGGAACAGCTTCTTTTTTGCTGATCTTGGGTGGCTGAGGTATGCCCTCGCTTGAAATACTAGGCGCTCCCCGCAGACCCTTGCCTGCTTTGGATAAGGTTCCGCCAATGCCGGGTATGAATCCAAGGGCAGCTAAGCCCAAACCAAAAGGGTCGCCAGCTCTATAGGCATCCGAAACGTCAGCAACTGCGGCTACGTCACCAAGCACGGGGGTAAGGTCAGCAGCTCCCAACAACTTACCCGCTCGGCGGTAAGCTTGTCGATCATCGCCCATAGCGCCAGCTAAAAGCCTTTTAGCCTTGCCTCGCAAACCCTCTTCCTCAGCAACAATCTGCTGCATGGGGCCAAGGTCACCACGAACTGGCTGAGCCAAACGATCTAAAGGTGATTCAAAGATGTCTGCGTCATAAAGATCAACGTCACCACCATTGGCAAACCGTCTCATGAAGCTGGCGCGGATCTCAGGGTCACCGCCAGTGGAAATATTGCCACCTACACGGGCTTCACCGCCTAAAAAATTGGGAAAACGCTTCTCAGCAGACAAACTGTACTCGTCATCACCCTCATCAGGTAGGTATGCAGACACGCCAACGCTGGAGTTATCACCCAAAACGTCTTCAAAACGCTTTGAAACTGCATAATCGTCGCCCATACGCCGTACATCGACTGGCAAATCAAGCCGAGAGACGATTTGGTTGAACATGAGCTTGTCATCTGGGTTCTGAGAGTCAGCAAGCGCAATAATAGAGCTGATAGCCTCACCCTTGATGCCGGGTACGCTGCTCAAAGCCTCAGCGACCTGCATCTTGAACATATTCTTCGCACTGTTCTCGGCGGGATCGACGTATCTTTGGCGAGCCATACCCTCAAGGGCGTCAAGTTGGCGGTCACGGCTAGAGCCAGTGATCGGTACACCCATCATGTCGCGCTCAGGCCCAGCAAAAATATCAATATCGTTGAATTGGGACATTACGCAGCCTCTTGCTGTTGATCAAAACTAACTTTAAGAAGCTCAAACCACTCATCGAGGGTTAAAACCGCTGTACGAGAGTTATCTCGCGCCATTTTTTCGTTGATTGCATACAATGGTATACAGACCCTGATCGCTTTGTTGTTGAACTTGTAGATCAGAACAGGTACATCGTCGCCACAGGCTTGGCAAACTTGATCCCACCACGCGGGTGCAAACCACCAGCCAGATTTGTATGCCTTGCACTCAATGGCGTGATTAGGGATCTGGATGTCGCAGAGGTCAGCCGTCTGATATTGATCAAGATTACGCTTACATTGGAAACCAAGCGAATGCTCGTCGGAAAAGACGTTGATGCGTTTGACTATGTCGCGCTCGAAAGTCGCGCCCTTGTTTCTTGAATCTGCCATCGCCAGAGTTTATGCCATATATAAAAATAAATAAAATTTTTAGCCAAATTAGAAGGGGGGTGTTACCTGTGGGAACGCGGGGCGCGAAATGGATCGGTGCATTTCGGCTTGTGAATTTTTGGAGGCTGAGTGCGTCAAACCTTGCTATAGCCATCGCGCTCGCCGCGCTCGCCAAATAGGGGGGTGCGGGGGTCGAAACATACCGCGATCTCACAGACTTTTTCCAACCCCATAGGGTTCCTACTACTGCATGGCCTGCGCCCGTGAGAGGGCAGTACAGGCGCTCAGATGGAAGAGAAACCACCTCTAGCGCGGCCTGCGCGACATAGTGTACCGCCTCTGCTCAGAGCGATGCAATACGGAGCAAACCATGCTCGATAAATGCGTCACGCAAGTCATTGTTTTTTAAGGGATTCTGCCCAATTTAACATAATATCGGCAATTTCCCCAGATTTTGAGGGGCTGGGCGGGAGGCGGGGCCAGAACGATGTTAGATTGTTAGGTCTTGCAAACCGACAAGGTTAGTGATCTTTGTCCTTCATCTCTGTCTCTACACCGAGCAGCTCGTTCAGTCTGTGCTTGATGTCATCCTTCGTCATCTTCTGAAGATCAGCGTTGATGTTGAGGTTCTGGCTGCGGTGTATCGTCAGCCCAGCGAGCTGGTTCAGCTCCTTCACCGCGCTCACCGCTGCGTTATACGCGCCACTCTCAAACGCTGTCTCTGCTATGTTCCACAGCATCGCTCCCGTCTTCTGCGGCGTAACCGCATACTTCTCGCGCAGCTCATCCTGCTTGACGCGCACTGCTCGCGTCACCTTCGGGAAGTCGTGACCATTGAGCATCTTGGTCGCAGCACTGGCGGGAAACGAAAATCCCGCTCTTCGTGCTGCTTCCGTCTGCCCACAAGCACCCTCGGTGTAGTGCCAGACAAACCCTGCCTGCATATCGGTGATGCCTGCCTCGTCATCTGCCAAGAACTTGGCTGGCGTCTCGACCAATTGCTTGCGTTCTTTCTTGGGTCTACCTACTCGCTTCTCGTCTGCCATTCACCTTCCTTCAATAGTTTACCAACCCCGCGCCACATCAAATAGATGTGGCGCTTTCCCCGCTCACCCTCACCATCAGGGTACAGGGGGCAGGGTACAGCTACTCAAAACTTTTAAAAACTCTCTGTGACTATATAGGCGTATATATAGCTATATACCAAATATATATTATTATTAAAAAGTAGTACCCTACCCTACCCTGTTGTAATACCTATACAAATCAATAACTTAGAAAGATTAA